GCAAAGAACCCAGGAACTTGGGCAAACAATCTTAAGGTTTGCGTCATTGACGACTTAGGTGACCAAATCCTCGGTATTGGAACAACTTCTGGTGCTTCTGTTGGTGCTCAAGTTGGTTACGGTGTCACCGTTGACATCAGTGGACAGGTAATTCCTGGAGCGGGATCAACTGAATCCTTTACTGGATATCTGAAGGGTGTCGTAACTCAAGTTATTGATACTCCAGAAATTGGAATAACTGCGGTTACAGTTAAGATTCACTCTAGAGTATCTACTGGTGGTACACAACCTGGAAGACATTATAGAGTTAACTATACCGAGAATAGTGCATATTCTTCCTTCCTGAAAGGTCAAAGAATCAGCTTTATTGATAACAACGGATTAGTTGCTTCTCCAGTAGACTCTATCTCTACAGTTGGAATCACTACATCTACTCCTATTAATGGTCAGCAAGGACAAACCTATACTGGTGTAGCAGGAACTGCATCTGGTGCAGGTAGTCAGGCAACCTTCAACATTACAAGAAACAATACCGATGGTAATGTTGATGCTTCTGGTGTCGTACTGGTAAATGCTGGTTTAGGATACACCGTAGGTGAGACAGTATCTATCGGTGGTTCCTCTGTTGGTGGTTTTGACCTCCATCAAGGTGCTATCAAGACAATTGGTCTTACAACTTCTACCACTGTCCCTGCAGCATCTAATGGTGTATACCTGAGTGTTGCTGGCGTAAGCACAGTTGGTTCTGGCATCTCCTTCAACGTCTATAGAGACGTATCTGGTGGAATTGGAACTGTAACCGCAACTAACACTGGTCTTGCATATGCAAACGGTGGTACAGTTACTATCCCAGGTAATGTGATTGGTGGTGTCACCCCAGGTGATGATGCTACTATGACAATCTCTGCACTTAGAGATGATAAGATTATTCTTGAAATTACTCAAGCAGATTCTAGAGTTGAAATTGCTGGTGTTGATGACTGGTACAATTCTCAAACATTAGGTTTGGATAACAGTCAAATCTTCTGGAGCACACTTGCACCAAAACCAGGAACTTCTGCATATGCTGCTGAGCGTAATGCTGAAAATGATGAGTTGCACGTCGTTGTTGTTGACGATGATGGATCTGTAACTGGTGTAAGAGGTAACATCCTTGAGAAGCACGTTGCTCTGTCTAAGGCAAAAGATGCAGTATCTCAGGTCAATTCTCCTCAAAAGATCTGGTATAAGAATTATCTAGCAAACTTCTCAGAATATCTCTACGCTGGAGGTAATCAGAGTACAACTAACGATAATTATCACAATACCTTCCCAACATCTACTGTATTCGTTGAAGCAGCAACTGCAACCATTTATCAGGGTGCAGATCCAGCAACAACATTCAGTGTTCCATCTGCTATCTCAGATCTCCAATGGGATAAAGATGCACAGGGACAGACCTTTAGTTCTATTGGTCGTGCTTCATATGTTCTTGAGAATGGTAAGAACTACACTTCTCAAGGTAATCTGAAGGCATCTCTTGGAGATGTAATCACAGCATACGATCTCTTTAATAACAAAGAGGATGTTGCAGTTGATTATCTCATCATGGGTCCTGGTTGCGATTCAATTACCGACAGCCAAGCAAAAGCAAATCGTTTGATCTCCATCGCAGATGGTAGAAAGGATTGTGTTGCGGTAATCTCTCCTCATAGAGCATCTATCGTAGACCTTACGAATCCATCTGTACAGACAAACAATCTGCTTCAGTTCTTCGGACCACTAACTTCCTCATCTTATGCAATCTTTGATAGTGGTTATAAGTACACCTATGACAGATTTAACAACCTCTTCCGTTATGTACCATGTAATGCAGACATTGCTGGTTTGATGTGCCGCACAAATATCGTTGCATACCCATGGTTCTCCCCAGCGGGTCAGCAAAGAGGTATTATCAAGAATGCAATTAAACTTGCATACAATCCTGATAAGGCACAAAGAGACGCGCTGTATTCTGCAAGAATTAACTCTGTTGTTAATCAGTCTGGTGCAGGTGTACTCCTCTTTGGTGATAAGACCGCGCTCGCATATGCGTCCGCATTCGATAGAATCAATGTTCGCCGCCTGTTCCTCACAGTTGAGCAATCTCTGCAGAGAGCAGCGGAAGCACAACTCTTTGAATTCAACGATCAAATCACAAGATCTAACTTCGTGAACATCGTTGAACCATATCTTCGCGATATTCAAGCGAAGCGTGGAATCTATGATTATCTGGTCATTTGTGATGAGACCAATAACACACCTGATGTTATTGATAACAACGAGTTCAGAGCAGACATCTTCCTGAAGCCTGCTAAGTCGATTAACTACGTCACACTGACGTTTGTTGCTACCAGAACTGGCGTCTCCTTTGAAGAAGTCGCTGGTAGAGTCTGATCTATTTGATAATTAAAACACGGAGGAATCTAACAAATGGCACGCGCAATCAGAACTATCAGCGCCTTTAAATCAAAATTAGCAGGTGGCGCTGCTAGACCCAACCTGTTCGAGGTTGAAATTCCAAGCTTCCCCGCCTTCGTGGCGGGAGACTGGGACAATGAAACTAGAGAGAAGTTCAGCTTCATGGCAAAGGCAGCAGCATTACCTGCTTCTAATGTTGCTCAAATCGAAATTCCATTCAGAGGAAGAGTTCTGAAGGTTGCGGGAGATCGCACCTTCGATGTGTGGACTGTCACCATCATTAACGATGAGGACTTCAAAATCCGCACAGCAATGGAACAGTGGATGAACATGCTTAGCAAGTTGGATAACGCAACTGGCGCTACCAACCCAAGTTCCTACATGGTTGATGCATTTGTTCATCAACTGGGTAGAGGTATTAGCAAGAACTCCACTGGTCATGGCGGAGAGAACACTCAATACGAGGCACCCCTTAGAACCTACAGATTCTATGATATCTTCCCAACTAATGTTGGTCAGATTGATCTGTCTTATGAATCAACTGATACTCCAGAGGAGTTTACAGTTGACTTCCAGGTACAATACTGGTCTGCTGGAGAAGGTGATCAAACTGGAAACGAAGGGATCATCTCTTGATCTAAGTTAGTACTATTTGTTGTATAATAAATAGTACTAACAGTTTTACGCCCAAATTATAATGGCGAAATTATTTGGTTTTTCCATCGAAGATGGTGATAATAAGCCGAAAGGTGCAGTCTCCCCCGTTCCTCAGAATAATGAGGACGGGGTAGATCATTATCTGACGAGTGGATTTTTTGGTTCTTATGTTGACATTGAGGGCGTCTACAGATCTGAATATGATCTAATTAAACGTTATAGAGAGATGGCACTGCATCCAGAGGTGGATGGTGCAATTGAAGATATTGTTAACGAAGCAATCGTAAGTGATACAAATGACAGTCCTGTTCAGATTGAATTATCTAATCTGAATGCAAGTGATGGTCTTAAGAAAAAAATCAGAGAAGAATTCAAGTACCTTCTTGAATTGCTTGATTTTGATAAGAAGGCACATGAGATCTACAGAAACTGGTATGTGGATGGAAGACTTTACTACCATAAAGTAATTGACCTCAAAAACCCTAGTGATGGTATTCAAGAACTGAGATACATTGACGCACTGAAGATGCGTTTTGTTCGTCAGGCAGGAAAGCAAAAGAAGGAAGATATTAGATATCAACCAAATGCTGAGAAGGATCCTAAAGATGCAGGGTTCCCAAATATTCAAGAATACTTCATCTACAATCAATCTACAAGTCAGATTGGTTCTATCGCAAACAGAGGATCCAATCAAGCATCTCAAGGAATTAAGTTTGCAAAAGATTCGATCACCTATTGTACATCTGGACTGGTAGATCGTAATAAAAATCTTACTCTCTCATATTTGCATAAGGCAATCAAAGGTCTTAATCAACTTCGCATGATCGAAGACTCTTTGGTTATCTATCGTCTGAGTAGAGCACCTGAGCGTCGTATCTTTTATATTGATGTTGGTAATCTGCCTAAGATGAAGGCAGAACAATATCTCCGTGATGTGATGATGAGATATCGTAACAAACTTGTATACGATGCTCAAACTGGAGAGATCCGTGATGACAAGAAGTTCATGTCTATGTTGGAAGACTTCTGGCTTCCTAGACGTGAAGGTGGTCGTGGAACAGAGATCTCTACTCTTCCTGGAGGTCAAAATCTTGGAGAATTGTCTGATATCAAATACTTCCAAGAAAAACTTTATCGTTCATTGAACGTTCCTACATCCAGAATTGGTGGTCAAGAAGGATTTAATCTTGGTCGTTCCTCTGAAATTCTGAGAGATGAACTGAAGTTCACTAAGTTTGTTGGAAGACTGAGAAAGAGATTCTCTGCTATGTTCAATGATCTTCTTAAAACTCAGTTGATCCTCAAGAACATCGTATCTCCAGAAGATTGGAATACAATGTCAGAGCACATTCAATATGATTTCCTTTATGATAATCACTTCTCTGAACTCAAAGATGCGGAGTTGATGACTGAGAGACTGAATATTGCTGCAACCGCAGAACCTTACATTGGTAAGTATTACTCTCAAGATTATGTCCGTCGTAAGATTCTTCGCCAAAGTGATGAAGAGATTATCGAACAGGATAAGTTGATCAAGAAGGAAATTGCTGCAGGAATTATTCCTGATCCCAATGCACCCATTGATCCCGCAACTGGAGAACCAATGGCTGGTGGTGGAGAAGATTTGGGAGAACCAATTCAAGAACCAAATCTTGATGGGGCAAAAGACGGAGGAAGCACAGAAGCACCTGAAATAGTTTAATTATGAATTCATATCATAGGTTTTTGGATATTGGGGATTATGTCCCCAATATTGATGTGTCAAAATATAAAACAGAAGGAATCCGTTGGCCAGAGTTCCATAAACAATTGGAATTTGAAGATCTTGGCAACGATAAAATAAAACCATGGTTAGAGAGTATGGGATTTACCTCTACATGGATTGAATTTTTTTATACGCCACCACACGATGATGGTGTAATTCACTCTGATAATGTTTATTATGCTGATTGGGCAAAAATAATCTTTCAGTTTGGTGGTAAAGGTAGCACCATGAGATGGTGGAAATCTGACATGGTGATGAGAGTCAGCACCAGCGCAGAGCAAGTTTGTTCTACACAGATCCCAGAGAGAAGTGAATATAATGTAGGTGATAGAACTAATGACCATTATCATGGACAAGTTCTTGTGACTAGAGAGCAATACTCTACTTTAGAATATGAAGCAGATGTATCTACTCCAAGTTTGGTGAATGTGGGTCCTCTCCATAGTTCACATAATCCAACAGACAATAAGAGATTTACTATTACTATTGCACTGATGGATAAAAATACTCCTTATGAGAGAAGAATTTTATGGGATGAGGCAGTTGAAGCGTTTAAACCTTACACAGTTGATTCTTTAGTAAACCCTTACGCCTCAAGATAAACACAGTGTGAGGATCATTTCTATCGAATTCTTTGAATTCAGTATCTACTGTGTAAGTGTCTTTACCGCATTGAATTTGATGTGGGTATTCAGTATCTTCGTCAAAGATAAACGCTTTTTGAAGTTTTAAAGTATCGTCAGTGACTAGATTCAAGTCAGATAAAATATCAAAAATACTTTCTTTATTTCTGAACATAAATGCAAAACTTGCGGCATGAAGAGTATGCCCATGTTTACCTTGATCTAAAATCTTACCAGTCTTCATGTAGTGAGATACTGATCTTTCAATTTCTCTATAGTGATCTCCAATAACACCAGGATCATTTTTTATATAATCGAACAGTTTATCGTAAAAAGACCTATACCCCATTCCAAGACTATTGAGATGTTTTGCAACAAGTTGAGTATATCCTGCAATATGAAATTGAATGACTAACCACCCGTAAAGATATGCTTCAATAAGTTCGTCATTAGACATTGTGTTGGTTTCCGAAATCAATTCAATGACTTCTTTAATGCCATGATCATCTTTACTGAAGGACATATAGTCTTCTGCTTTGATAGTTTTAATACCATGAACTTCTCTTGACAGCGCACTATTTAAATCAGTATCACCAAACATTTGGCAGAACCAAACATCGATAGATTCATGTTGTCCACACTCAAGTATCTGAGCAAATCCATCCTTCCAAGATTCTAAAGTCTCTTCAGGCAATCCAAGTATCAGCTCAGTGTATGTTTTTACACCATATTTTTTACTCTTCTCAATTTGCTCAGAGATTTTATTGATACTCATGTTCTTTCTCTTAATCGATTTAAGAGTTGGTTCATTCATGCTTTGAACACTAAGTGTCACTCCCCTACTAATATCACCAAGAACTTGAGCAATTTCAAAGATAACTTCAGTTGAGTTCTTTGAATATTGAACATTAATCGCTTCTATTTTACCACGATTTGCTGCATCTCTGAAGAGTTTGGCAATCTCAAGATCTCTCTCCTTGAACATTCCAAAGTTTGCATCTGCATTAAATATGAATCCAACATTATGCCTCGCTGCCCAATTAATATCATGTTCGATTCTTTCTAACCCAAAGTGCTTGACTTTTTGATAGGTCATTCCACCCCAGTCACAATAAGTACATCTGTGAGGACAACCTCTATTGGTCTCTATTGTCATAGACCAAAGAACGTCGGGATTGTCTGCAACTATTTTATTGAATACTCCCAATTGATATGGACTTTGAAAGTCAAGATCATCTATTCTTTCTTTTTTATAGATTCTTTCATAAGGTTCGTGCATTATTATCTTCCTAAGAAGATCTAAAAATGATTGCTCACCCTCAGAGATAATAATGCAATCAATAAAGTCATACTTTGCAAGTTTCTCGGTTGCTTGGGGTCCACCAAATTCTATAACACAGTTTGGATACTTCTCCTTTATCAACTTGGCAACATGTAAATTGTATTGCTCATTCCAAATGTAAGTACTGAATGCACAAACTACTGGGTCCTCTAATCTAGCAACGAGTTCTTCTGGGTTCTCTCTTTTAAAAATAAAATCTTTTAAGTGATATCCACTAGCAACATCACCATATTGTAGGCAATATGCCCAAAGGCAACCGACACTATAAGGCAACCAATACGTATCTTCCTTTCTGACTTCTACCGCATACTGCGGTTGGAACATGTATAAGTTTCTCATAGTTCTGTGATTTTATTTTTTAGAAGATTCTTTCTTTTTAAAACCCAAATATCATCTCTTTCTTCTTCCATTCTAGCATTATCTACCAAATATTCTCCAACATGTTGAGGGTATTCTACATTTGGATTATATATGTAACTTCTTTGTAGTGCCATAATGTCGTCTGGAATAAACATCCCACAACAGTTCCTAATGTAATTGATGACAATTTCTTTATGAGACCAGAAGAATTCAAAGTCAGTTCCCATGCTCAATTCAAGAGTATGCCCAGTATCTTTATCCGACAAAATTTTTCCATTCTTTAGATAACTAGATACTCGTTCTTTTAACTCTCTAAAGTGTTTTCCAAGAGAACTATAATCTTTACCTAATGTGTCAAATATATTATCATAAAACTTACGATAACTAACTCCAAATTCTTTGTTCAAATAATCGGAGATTATCTCAGAGTATCCGTTGATGTGTAATTGTATGATCATCCATGAGTAGAGATATGCCTCTATCATTTCGTCTGTAGACATTGAATTTGTTTTATTAATAATCTCAACAACTTCTTTTATGTTGTCTTCTTTATTTGTAAATGACACGTAGTCTTCAGCGTTGACAACTTTAATGCCGTACTTATCTCTATTAGAATTCAACTCAGTATTACCAAATACCTGGCAAAACCAAACATCAATGCTGTCTTGTCCACAATCAAGAAGTTGGCATATACCATCCTTCCAGGATTCCAAAGTTTCCTCAGGTAAACCCAAAATTAATTCTGTATATACATTTAAGTTACGTTCTCTTGCTTTCTTTACAAACTCAGCATTCTTTTTATTGTTTTGCCTTTTGATTGCGCGAAGAGTAGGTCCATTCATGGATTGAACGCTCATACTCACGCCACGTCTATCATATGGACCAAGTGCCTCACTAATATCAAAGACAACATCTGTTGCATTTTTTGTATACTGAACAGTCAAGTCATCAATGATTGCATCTGGGTGATCTGCTGCTTTTCTCAACATTTTTGCTATTTTAAGATCTCTCTCCGCAAATATTCCAAAGTTTGCATCTGCCAGCATTAAGAATCCAACTCGGTGTGTAGACATCCAATCAATATCTCTTTCAACTTGGTCAAGATCAAACTTCTTGATGTTGTTCATCCAAGTTCCCCAATCACAAAAAGTGCAGTGATGGGGACAACCTCTAGTAGTCTCAACCAAAGCTGCCCAATTATATTCTGGATATTGATTTACGATATCATCAAAGATTCCAGATTCATATGGACTGGCATAACTCAAGTTTTTTAATTGAAGTCGTTCATAAACTGGAGGTATTGGATATCCATTCTTTATTCTATTGAGTAGGTTGGCAAATGCTTGCTCACCTTCTCCAAGTAAAACAGTATCTACATATTCTCTATCTACTAGACCTCTTGTTGCTTGTGGTCCACCAAATTCAATAATACATTTTGGATATCTTTTTTTAATTTCTTCTGCAAGAATTAAATTATACTGTTCGTTCCAAATATATGTACTAAAAGCGCAAACATCAGGATCTTTTATTCTATCGAGGACTTTATTAATGCTCTCCCTTTTAAATACAATCTCTCCTAGTTCACATTCTGGTATCTGTTGTTTTGCATAACTCCAGAGACAACCAGCAGCATAAGGTAACCAATAATTCTTTGTTCCTTTAATTGTAATCTCGTGCTGAGGTTGGAACAAGTATACCTTCATTATTTTTCATTGCCAAGTCGTAAAAATATTTATCGTCCCATCTGGAGATGTCTCTCTCCATCAGAACATCAGTGTCCTTATTATAGGTAAAAAAATCGTCAAGTGTAAACTTATCTCTATCATGATACCACCATTCGTAATATGCTTCGTGGCATTTGACAAAACTAAGTTTTGGTTCCCAAGAGCGTTTCTCGAATGGTCCAATATGACTAATACCAGCAAAGTATGGATTGATTGGTATCAATGGTAAAGAATAACCACAACCAGATTGATTGATAAAATAATCTGGTCCACCAGACGTTCCGTCATATCTTAATCCATCATGTATACCAGATTCTCTATCAATATACATTGCATTGGCGATATTATAGTCAAATTTAAACTTACCGTTAGGATAATGCAGACTAAGAAGTTTTTTTATGTAGTCTCTGTTTAATAGAGATGCCCCTAGAGAATACTCTGGTTTTGTTGGATGCAGATAAAAAGGTATTACATACGGTGTCTCAAATCCTAACTGCAAACAATCCCATCCAATTGGAAGACGTTCAATTAGTTCACCCCATTCAAAGTGCCAGCGACTAACAAGTGATAAATCATAATCATCTTCCATCAAGATCATGTATTCATCATTAGTGCTGTCAATCCACTCTTGAAAGAATATGAATAGACCTGCAGAATAGGCATTTATGTAGTGAGAAGTATCTTCGGAATACTCTCCTACCAAATCATCCCAATACCATTTGAACAATGTTCCGTCTTTTGGAAATTGTTCCATTGGCAATCTTGTATACTTCAGTCCCAATGTTTGGAACTGACTCTCCATATATTGTCTACGTTCAGTCTTATTAGTTACATTAGTATAGTAAATATGTGGAAGATCCATCAAAAAAGTTTTATTTTATTTATCCTAAATAACTGAGTAATCCACATTGTAACAATGGACGACATTTTAGATATGATCATCGGTGACGAATCTCCATCGAACGTCTCTGATAAGATCAAAGATTTGCTCTATGCAAAGACTTCGGAGAAGGTAGAAGCACTGAGACCTGAGGTGTCAAACAGTATGTTTGATGGCGAAGATGAGGTCGAAGACTGAACCGTAATAAATAACTAAATACTCGATTACGTTCAGCGATGAAACTGATAAGAGAAGAGATTGAGAAGGTTGAAGTTCTCACTGAGACCGTTAATGGTAAGAAGAACATGTTCATTAAGGGCGTGTTCCTTCAAAGTGAGATGGTCAACCGTAACGGTAGAATGTATCCCTTTCCAATCATGGAAAGAGAGGTGAAGAGATATTCTAAGGATTATGTTGCTAAGGGCAGAGCACTTGGTGAACTGGGTCATCCTGATGGTCCAACCGTAAACCTCGATAGAGTATCGCACAAGATTACTGAGCTTAAGCAAGAAGGTAATAACTTCATTGGTAAAGCACAGATTCTGCATACCCCTATGGGTAAAATTGCAGAAGCACTTCTCAAAGATGGCGTAACACTCGGTGTATCTTCTCGTGGAATTGGTTCTCTGAGAGATAACGTTAAGGCGGGTTACAAGGAAGTTGGTGAAGACTTCATGTTGGCAACTGCTGCTGACATTGTTGCTGATCCATCTGCTCCTGATGCTTTTGTTCAAGGCATCATGGAGGGTAAAGAATGGGTTTGGGATGGAGGTATCCTCCGCGAAAAACTCGCTCAACAAACACAAATGAGAATTGAAGCAGCATCTAGACAAAGGGTATTAGAAGAGAAGAAATTGGACCTGTTCAATGACTTCCTGAATAATCTTTAAGACGCTATATATACAGTTCAACTTTTAAAAATAATAAATAAATATAGATTAAATTACAAAGGTTAATCGGAGAGTCTCAAATGTCTAGTGACAACAACTTACAGGAAATGGAAGCAGGCACAACTCAATCCAAG